GTAGGAGCAACGAAATCATTTACGAGAATATCATCGAAGAATGGAAATACTCTTGTATTTGGTTTCATACCAGTAGCACGGAATTGAATTAGCCGTGACCGCATGAATGGTACAATATCTGTTCTAGTTAAGAATGGACCAGACCTTTGTGTGCGATTAAATACATCAACATTCAAACGAGTACCAGTACGGACTTGATCTTGTTGTGTTGTAACTATAACATCATCAATAGCACCATGGGTTTCGTTACCATCTGCACCACGGAAATTTTTATCTAAACTACCTCTTCCCGCGTTTACAAAAGCAGTTCCTTTGACTTCAGTAGTTTCTCTAGAAGCACCATCGTTATTCCACTCATTCCACTGTGTACCCCATGCATCTTTTAGATTTGACCAGTTAGAAGCAAGGTCAAGATCCCATTGTACATCTGGTTGTGTAGTTGTGTCAACCCAGTGGTCTGCCTCTGGGAATAAGTCTAGATTACCAACCCAGTTAAATGATAGTTCGCCCACAGGGTTGATTGTTCTTGATGCCCATGGTTGGTCGATGTGTATGTTGTGTGTGTAAGGAAGAGTTACCAAAGCACCCTCAACAGCATTCTGTACAGTGGAAATAGTTGATGTATCAGATGAGCCGTCTTTTTTCAAGGTTGCTGAGGTTGTAAATGCACCACTTGAATTGTGTAGATATAATCTCACAACACTTGAGTTTGCCACAACTGTACGAACTGTACCCTGTGCAGTAGCAGACCCGATTGATGTACCAAGATAGACAACATCACCGTTCTGATATGAGTTTGTATTAGCAGTCACATCAAGTCTGGTATGCTTACCTTTCTTAGTGACATTACTAGATAGAGAATTATTGAATGAAATATCAATATTCTGTGAGTCGAACTTAGGTCTTAGTTCGCCTTGCTCTCTATCAATACAGGTAAAGTATGATGGGTCTGTTAAGTCTGCATTGTCATGACCAAAGAATGCATCTACGAAGATACCATTCTTAAATCTATCAAGCCCGTTACCATCAGGAATGGTCAAGTCTCTTGCTGCCTTTTCCAAAACATTCAAAGCAGTATAGTATTCAAGTCTATCAATTCTACTTGAGATATCTGAAATATCTTCCATGGTATAACGACGATGGAAGAATGGTTTTACTTTGACTGCTAGATCAACTCTTGTACCATCTGTCTGTGGGTCAACAAAGTTGTAAGCATTCTCCAGAGACAACGATGGAAACGGAGGAATGTTTAGCAGTGATAGAGTCATTGACTCTGCTGGTTCGATAGGAGGAAATGGTTTGTCAGAAGCAATACCCTTGACAACTTTCTTCTTACCATCTTTGCCCAAAACAACACGGTCAACTCTTGGCAGATAATATACAACATCCGAAGAGAATGTCTTATCAGGAACGGGAACATATGAGCCAGATGCATCAACATCTACGGTGGTTGACTGTGATGGGTTCACCGCAGAACCGGCAACTGTGCTGACATTCGTATTAGCGGCAGATGTTACACGAGGTCTAAAGTCTAGTGAGTCACGAAGGTCATAAACTCTACCAGCTCTCTTTGATGGGAACCTTGGAATCTGTGGAGTTGCAATGGCAGTCGTGTTTGCAGTTGACTCGTTAGGATCAACCGAGTATGAGTCTACTGAGAAGAACCCAATACCACCAGAGCGGTCATGTTCGAAGTAATCAATCTCTACAACCAAGCGGTCGGCCGTAGAAAGTGTGAGACTGCTACCCTCTTTCTTTGTGAGAAGAGAATGCTTGTATAGGTTATCATCAGCATTTCTAATAATTCTGAAATCAGAGGTAACGTCACGATTGTTCGTTGAGTATGTAGAACCAATATAGACCTTGCGAAGATTGAACACATCGGCAACGCCCAACCCATATGGACCAGCAATACCAGCACTATGAGTTGACAAGTCTAAGCGAATGAAACGATTCTTACGAACTGCCTTTGCTGCACCAACCGCTGTCTCTCTTTTGTTATTGAAGAAAACTGTAATGTTGGTTGAGTTAGCGAATGTTTCTTTCAAGTCGATGGATGCAAGTGCGCTACCACTAATCGTGACTGTTCTCTCTACACCGCTTGTACCGTTTGCCGTCAAATCAAAAACGTAACCTGTTGGGAAGATTTTGTGGACTTGTGCAGTACCCGCACCGTTATCGGCAGCAAGACAATGAAATGTAGAGTCAGCAATAGTAGCAATCGCTGGGTTGGTTGTCAAGACTGTATCGCTTTGAATATCTACAACGCGAGTTGTGATTGAACCAACACCACCAGTATTAGACACTGATATGTAATCACCAACTTTCAAGTTCGTCAAGAAAGTTGTGCTGTTACCAACAAGAGTGTTTGCCATGAGTGTGTTAGCAACAGCACCAAAAGGTTGCTTGACAAGACCAGGAATACTGGCTGTCTGTGCAGTTGCACCAGCAACGGCAATAAACTCTCTCTTTTGTGTGTCATTTAGAGCGCCGACACCATATGGAAACTCTTCTGTGCCGCCAGGATGCACACCAGAGATAGCAAGTGAACCAACGCCAGATGTATTGAATGCGATTGTTGCTTTATCACGGAACTCATAAAAAGCGTTGACAGTGCCAGTGTTTGTAGTAAGTTGTTTAGTAGCATTTACACCTAGAGCATAAACGTTTCTGTTGAACTCTGGTTCTTTTACAACTGCTTTTGTAACAGTGGATGCTGTTGATCCACCACCAGTCGTACCAACAACAACGGTATCTAAAATAATGTCAGCAAAACTATCTGGGCCTGATGCGTTGTTTACATAACAAGAACGAACATCACCAAATGACTTTTCAGATGCGGTCATATTAATATCGAAGATGTACATTCTAAACGTACCATCTTTTTGACCCATCGTACCAGACTCATGCTCAAGACCACGAATCTTTGCTGTACCAATCTCAGAGCCTGGTGCTGCACCAGCACCTAGTGAAACACTACTACCAGATACGGCAGTAGCAGCGGCATCACGCAAAGAGATGGTTTGAACTGTGGTTGGATCCCATGGGCCTACAAGTTCTTTTACTAGAATATAGTTACCGAAGTTTGTGCTTACATTTACACCTGCTTCATGTCTGGTGTCTGTTGCTTTGTCAGTTTCGATGAACTCTGTTGTAAGAGTTTCGTTTCGATAACCCATGACATATGCAATACCTGGTTCGATACCAATTGCTAGTTTATCTTTGTTACCACCTTCACCGGCAGTAAACCTACCAAAGTTACTACCAGTATTCAAGTGTTCTTTTACATGAGTATTGATTTGACGTAGTTGATAGTTGCCAGACTCTTCAAAGGTTCTCTTTGCCATCTCACGACCGATACTATCAAATACAGTACCATCTCTTACGATAAGAACTTTACCATCCTTAACTTCAAAGATTGAGAAGAATGATTCTGTGTTTGCAGAACTCGCTGTGTTAGCAGAATTGAACAGAATCTTCTTTGTGAGAGTTGGTGTAAGAACAAGTCTATCGGCACCAGGCGCAGATGCATTGAATGAGCCAGCGGCATTATCTAATAGTGTAGTGTCGGTTGCACTTGTTGCAATGCTTTCTAGAATCTTGAAACCAACTTTGTATGATGGTTTTGTAGAATACTTCTCTAGAACAATAGACTGAGGGGCGACGTTGATGAAGTGTCCCTTAGAATAGATTGTACCACCACCAACGTTGAAGATAGAACCGAAACCAAAAGCACCGGCAGTAATTGTGTTGGCACGTTGACCAGCACCACCATCAGCCGGTAGATATACTAGTTCTTCATTTAGAGCAAATGTTTTGTTTGTCTTTGCTGTACCACCATCAATATACTTGACAAGAAATGTATTTAAATTAGGTGCAGTTGATTCTGCACCAGATGCAGTCTGTAGAACTTTTGCACGAACGCCAGAGGTCACACCTTGAATGATTGCGTTTGCGAAGTTAGTGACGGTGACTGTATTACCACCAGAGTCATTATCTCTTAGTTTGATAAATGCCACATTAGCATCATATTGAAAAGAACAACCGTCAATGATTGTTCCTTCCTCATAGATATTATCACCAAAGCGTTTTACTTGATCTTGTAGAATAGTTTGAAGTTGATTTAACTCGCGCGTTTGAACTGCCAAAGAAGGTTTGAATAAAACTCTGTGATAGTTCTTAAGCTTCGCGCTAGTTTCAAAATCATCGAAGTATGGTGATAAATTGAAATTAGTCTCTAGTGACATTATTTTCTACCTTAAAATCTTACAATAAGTTTGATATCTTCAGTCTGGTCAGCAGCGCGACTTACAGGTAATCTGTTCTCGACATAGAGAATATCACCTCTGAAGTTTTGTAAGTCTCTGTTATTTATAGATGCCACAGTAGCAGTTTGTGTGGAAGTGTTACCTGTAATTGTCTCTGACCCCGAGAACGTACCATCAAGACCTGTTACACTAATCACACCAGCAGTACCGGCAGAGTTAGTGTTTGCGAATGAAACAAACCTTGCCTTTGCTCCACTAGTACCACCTGAGATCATTTCATCCGCAGAGAATGTACCAGATTTACCTGTGACTGTCAACTTAGTTGTCATATCATATACAGTAGAGTTGGCCTGATTACCATTCTCTAAAACTGGGTTTCTCATCAACCCTACAATACGAAAATCGTTGTTAGTTACAAATGTACCTGACTCTGTGCCAGTCATACGAACGTTTAGAATTACATCAGTTGCACCAAGTTCTTTCACTGCGCTATTGCCATGACCGCCATATGGTGCTACACTACCAGAAGCAATGGCACCACTGCCATGTGACGAGTTTGCTGAGATGCTCACTGCGTACTTGCTGTAGTTAGCACCAGTGTTAATCATAACAACTTCATTAACCGCGTTACCAACTGTAGCAGAGGAGAGTGCAGGAAGT